AAGCATATTCGAGGTAGCTTACCTTGGTGGTGCAGGTAGTGGTAAATCTTCAGTTTTGCTAATAGACGCTTGTCGGCAAATGAATCATGCTGACGCTAAAGCAGTTGTTTTTCGTAGAACTACAAGAGAATTAAGACAATTATTAGACTATTCACAACAACTATATCCTAAATTAGGAGCAAAATGGAACGAACACAAATCTAAATGGCAATTTCCAGGTGGAGGTCAGATATTTTTTAGTCACATGGAAACGGCAGCAGACAAATATCAGCATGATGGTCAGGAGTATTCAGCAGGTGTCTTTTTTGATGAAATAACTTCTTTTGAAAAAGAACAATATTTATATCTACATTCAAGATGTAGAAGCACAAATCCAGAATTAATACCTAGAGTCAGATGTACTGGCTCTCCAGTTGGTAAACATGTAGATTGGGTAAGAACACACTTTGTTGACCATGGACCTTATAATATTTATAAAGACCCAAATACTACTCTATCTCGGCTATACATTCCAGCTACATTAGATGATAATCCATATCTCTTGCAAAACGATAAACAATATGAATCAAGATTAAAAATGCAGGGAGAAAAAGTGTACAAAGCATTGCGTTATGGAGATTGGACAAAAATTGAAGGCGTATGTTTTCCAGAATTGTCTGAACACTTACATTTAATACCAACTTATCGACCTACTCCAGATGATGTAATTATTAGAGGGTTTGACTATGGATTTTCAGCACCTTTTGCTACACTATGGATTGCTTATACACCTCACAAACAAATGATAGTTTTTAAAGAATATGTTGGTACAGCAGATGGTACAAATAAAGGGCTACAAATGCCAGCTAATGAAGTAGCAGCAACAATAAAAGACATAGAAAAAGCAAACAATATTATGCCAATGTACTGTCCAGCTGACCCTTCAATGTGGTCAAGACATAATACAGGAGAATCTTTAGCTGAAATATTTGAGCTTGAAGGCATAACCATGCACAAAGCAAATAATGATAGAATTTATGGAACTCAACAAATACACATGAGACTAGCTGACGCTATAGATACTCCTACCTTGTATATAACAGAAGATTGTCCATATACATTTAAAACAACGCAACAAATAATGGTTGACAAGAGGAATGTTGAAACTTATGACACAACTGGTTTTGACCATTGTGTTGACGCTTTAAGATATGCGTGTGTTGAAATACCATTTGAATATGGTATGGATACAACACCACCTGAAATATTTGGAAGTCGGGAAACAGCAACACAGGAGTTCTAGTTGATTATCTTTACAATCACATATATTACGACTACAATTAATTAACATGGCTTTTAAAGAAGATATACTAAATCTATTTCAAGAAGTGCAAGGTAAAACACCAAAACCAAGAATGAGTGAACTTGCTTCGTCACAATCCGATATCTATAATAGGTATAATCTATTACCATACAATCCAGATAGCCTTGTTGCAAGAAAAGGAATGCAAATTTATGACCAAATGCGTGTTGACGATATGGTTAAAGCAAGTCTTACTCTTAAAAAATTTGCTGCTCTTGCTCCTAATTATAAAATAATACCTGCTTCACAAGATGGCAAGGACATAGAAGTAGCAGATTTTATTACTTATACATTTAATCAAATGGAAGGGTCTATGAACGACGCTCTATTTCAAATTATGACAGCTTTAGACTTCGGTTTTTCTGTAACTGAAATTAATTATTTACAATATACAGAAGGTAAATTTAAGGGTAGATATGGCGTTAAAAACCTTAAAACAAAAAGACCACACAACTATAGTTTTAAAGTTGATAGATTTGACAATTTAACTAAAAGAGGACTAATAAATACAGTAGATGGAGAAGAAAGAGATTTACCAGTAAATAAGTTTTTAATATTTAGTTATCAAAAAGAGTTTGGTAATTGGTATGGAACATCAGATTTAAGACCTGCTTATAGAGGGTGGTGGTCTAAAGACACAATAATTAAGTTTTGGAATATTTATTTAGAAAGATTTGCAAACCCAACTGTTCTAGGTAAATATCGTTCCAATGACCCGACTAGCAGAACAAATCTCCGAAATATTTTAGACAACCTTACAGCAAGAACTTCAATTACACACAGAGTAGATGAGTTTGACATACAGTATTTAGAGCCACGCAGAAATTCAACTGAGGATTTCAAAGAGTCAATCGGTTATTATGATAGAGCAATATCTCGAAGCATTTTAATTCCAGATAGGTTAGTAGCAGAAGGACAATTTGGAGCATACTCACAAGCTAGAGTACACTTTGATGTTTTCTTATTTGTTCTAGAAAAACTTAGACAAGATTTAGAAGAAACTGTAATTACTGAACAATTGATTAAAAGATTAGTTTCATTTAATTTTGCAGATGTGGATAAATTACCTCACTTTAAATTTAATCCTTTAACCGACGCACAAAGAGTAGAATTACAAGATATGTTCTTAAATGCTGTTGATAGAGGCGTAATTACTCCAACACTTGATGATGAAAACTACATAAGAGAAAGTTTATTCTTCCCTGAAAAAGAAGAAGAAGCACCTGTTGTGCCAATTACTCCAGAGCCAGAGCCAAAACCAAAAAACAATAAACAATATGATACTCCAAAAGAAGAACACGAAGCAGCAAAAAAAAAAGAAAAACCTAAAGATTACGCAGAAATAAACTTAAAACCTACAGCAGGAATGAAAGCTGAAGCAATAAGAGGCTTAGCTTGGCGAAAAGAATTTAATAGAGGTGGAACACCAGTAGGTGTTGCTCGAGCAAACCAACTTAAAAACATGGAAAACTTATCTCCAAGCACAGTTAAAAGAATGTTTTCTTTCTTTAGTCGGCATGAAGTAGACAAAAAAGCAGAAGGATTTAGACCAGGAGAAAAAGGATACCCAAGTGCTGGTAGAATTGCTTGGGCTTTATGGGGTGGAGACGCAGGATTTAGTTGGTCAAGAAAAAAACGAAATCAATTAGAAACTGAACAAAAAAATAATGCAGAAGTAGAAGGCTCAGTTTTGCAAGCACTAAAAGATAAAGTTGAAGAACACAACAAAAAAGTTAATACACCAAAAAAAGAAGCAACTACTAGAATGTTAGGTTTAGTATTTAAACGAGGTATTGGAGCATATAAAACAAATCCAGGCTCAGTAAGACCAGGAGTAAAATCTCCAGAACAATGGGCTTATGCAAGAGTAAATTCTTTCTTGTCAGCTCTAAAAAATGAAAAATTTAGAGGAGGAAAACATGACACCGATTTATTCCCTAAAGGTCATGCTTTAAGTTCAAAATGACAAATGTATCGTCAAATACAATAAACTCAAATGTAATACCCCTAGTTCATTATAAAAAAGTTGAAAAAATAGAATTAAGGTGCAATAATTGTAATAAGTTATTAGCGAAAGCAGAGTCGTGGAAAAACTTTGGTATCGAAATTAAATGTCCACGCTGTGCCTCGCTGGAGCGTTTTTGATATGGCAGATGAAACAATAACACCGAGACAAGTAGATACAGATACTACTCCTGTAGTTGAAGCGTATGCTCAAAACAAAGTTAACGGAACTGGTGTTACCTATGCTTCTGAACGAATTAGTTCAGGCAATGTAAATACCGAAAGTCCTTGGAGTTTTTCTGCTGAAGATGGAAACGCTTTACTTGGTCCTGATGGAGACGATTGGGATAATTATAGTAAATATCATTTAGGCATAAATGAAGCAGCAGAGCCTAAAACAAAACAATATTATAGTTTTCCTTTTGGCAAAGATGGAAAAGTATATGCTTCTGGTATGAGAGCAGTAAGACAAAGAGCTGCACAATTTAAACATACAGAAATTTTTGATGAGGCAGGAAAACTTATGGATAAAATGAAAGAAAAAGGCTACGAAATGCCTGACGAAGAAGAAATGGAATTAGGACCAGAAGATGTCCATATTAAAAAGCCAATAGGCACATTTGAAGAATTAAAATGCGATTGCGAAGACAATAAAAGTCAATGCGATTGCGATAAAACTGCAACTACTGCAAAAAAACATGCAGTAGAGCAAACATTTAATCTTAATGGAGTGGAAATCTTTTCTACTGGAGTTTGGAACGGCGACAAATATTCAGAAAAAGATTTAAACAATATGGTTGAAAATTTTGACCAAGTAGGTTTCGAGCCACCTGTTAAGATTGGTCATAACGAGGAGCAATCAGAGTTGAGAGACGGACAACCTGCACTTGGTTACATTGACAAAATCTACCTAGCTGGTAACAAACTACTCGCCAATTTCAAGGAACTTCCTAAGAGAGTATATGAAGCAATTAAGCGAGGCAACTATAAGAGAGTTTCAAGTGAAATATATTGGAACTACACTAACGACGGCAAGTCTTTTGACAGAGTGCTCAAAGCAGTAGCTTTGTTAGGAGCAGATATTCCTGCTGTGACAAACTTAGAAGCCATTTCTGGTTTATACAAGGAAGTCGGAGAAGGAACAATCAAAAAACATTATGATGGAAAGGAGAGTGAAATCATGGAAGAAAGCAAAAATTCCGAAACACAAGCACAACCTGAAATTTCTGTTATATCTGTTGATTC